GCGGTCACTCGGCTAACGTGGTGCTGGATGAGTTTGCCTTCCATGAGGCTCCGGACGCCGTATGGCGGGCATTATATCCGAGCATCACGAATCGGCTGCGCGGCACTAAATGCATCCGCGTGGTAAGCACGCCGAATGGTCGAGGCAACAAATTCAGCGACCTGTGGCACAGCCCGCCTGAAGCGGCATGGAGCAAGCATCGGGTCACCATCCATGATGCGGTGCAGCAGGGGCTGCCCATAGATATCGAGTCGCTGCGTCGCGGCCTCGACGATCCCGAAGGCTGGGCACAGGAGTATGAATGCGAGTTCCTGGATTCCAGCGCCGTGCTGCTGCCCTACGATGTCATCGCGACATGCGAGCACCCCGAAGCCACTGATGACTGCTCATCGGAATACTGGCAAGCGCCGCCGCCGAACCCTCTTTACATCGGGATCGACTTCGGGCGCCGACGCGATCTGACGGTGGCCTGGTCGCTCGAGCAGATCGGCGACGTGCTATGGACGCGCGAGGTGCTGGTGCTGCGCAAGATGCCGACGGATCGACAGGTCGAGTTGCTGCGCCCGCGCATCGCCAGGGCCCGACGGGTATGTATCGATACCACGGGCGCCGGCACAGGCATGGGTGACTACCTGATCCGCGAGTTCGGCGAGTTCAATGCGGGCAAGCATTCCTACGGTCGCATCGAGCCATGTAATTTCAGCGCTGCGCTCAAGGCCGAGATCTTCAGCCATCTGCGCATGCGCTTCGATGCGCGCGGCCTGCGCATCCCGGCCACGCGCGCGATCCGCGAGGATCTGCACAGCATCCATCGCATGCCGCTGCGCGCTGGAGGCGTGACTTATCGCGCGCCCCACACCGAGGATGGCCACGCCGATCGCTGCACGGCACTGGCTCTGGCGGTGCGCGCCGCCGAGGCCATGCCGGTCGAGTTATACGCCGAGGTGATATGAGCGCCTGGACTGTCATATCGGCTGCTGTGAGATCGCGGATCGCCGCGTTCAGCGAGCGCATCGTGCAGCGCATCACGCCATACGATTTCCTGCATGGCCTCGATCTGGAGAGCGCCGGACGGGCGCGGCTCACCAGCCCATACCAGCGCAGCGCGTGGGTGATGCGCGCCATCAAGACCATCGCAGGCAACATCTCCCCACTGCCGCTGCGCTTCTCCGAGCAGCGCCGGCGCAGCGAGGTATTGCTTGAGGATACAGGGCTGACCCTGTGGTGGGAGCGACCAGCGGTCGGGCTTAACTGGAGCGACTTCATCGAGGCGGTGGTCGGCTGGCTCAAATTAGAGGGCGAGGCATTCCTGGTGCTCGATGACACTTATCTTATGGCGCGTCCGCCCGCGCCCGAGAACTGGTCGCCTCTCCTGGTCGTGCGGCCCAACCGCATGGAGCATGTGGTGCGCGACGGCAAATTAGATGGATGGATATTCACCGATGGATCGGGCCGTCGCCACTCGCTGCTGCTCGAGCAGGTCATCCAGATCAAGCTCTGGAACCCATACGACGATTATCGGGGATTGCCGGAATACGCATCGGCGGAATTGGCCGCCGAGGCGGACTATCTTCAGGGCCGATTCGCGCGCAACCTGGCCGCGAACAACGGGGACCAGGGCGTCTATATCGTGGCCAAGGGTGGCATCCCTACCGATGCCCAGCGCGATCAAATTATAACCCAGCTCCGCGCCAAGCGCGCGGCGCAGCAACGCGGCGAATTCCGACCCATCTTCCTGAGCGGCGATATAAGCGTCGAGCAGCCTGGCATCCGCGCGCCCGATGCCAACTTCGTCACGCAGCGGCTGCATAATCGACACGAGATCTTCTTGGCTTTCGGCGTCCCGCCGAGCATGGCCGACATCGTGGCCAGTTACTCGATCGGCTCGGCGAGCGATCGATTCCGGCTCATCGAAGATACCTGCATGCCGACCGCAGCTAAGATCTGCGACGCCATCGAGCAGGTGCTGCGGCGACAGCTCGGGCGCCAGGTCTATTGCTGGATCGACTGGGATGAGCACAGCGTCATGCAGCAGATCCGCGCCGAGCGCGTGCAGCAAGTGCAGGCCCTCTTCGGCGTCGGTATGCCGGTGCGCGCCATCAATGATTGGCTCGGATTGGGGCTGCCCGAATTTGACGGCTGGGATGTGGGATACCTGCCCTTCGGCATTGCGCCCGTCGGCTCGCTGCCGCCCGATCAGTCGGCGGCTTACAGCGAGTTGTTGCCGCCGGACGTTGCGCCGCCGCCCGCTGCAGCCTTGCAGGCGCCCCGCAAGCGCGATGCATACATCGAGATCATCGAGCACGATCAGGGCTGCCCGCACTGCCGCGTGCCGGTGGAGATAGATGAGCGCGCACCCGAAGCCCAATTGTGGCGATCCCAGATGGCCAAGCAGCGCGTGGTCTTCCGAGCCTATCATAGCAAGTTCCTGCGTGAGCTGATGAAGATGCGCGCTCAAGTGCTGGCCAAATTACAGGCGGCATCTAACAAGACGCATGCAGAAATACGCGCCGGGGCCGCCGCGGAATTCCTGTTCAACCTCGGCGATGCGATCACTAGTTTCCTGGGCGCTATGCGTCGGGTCACGACCACAGCCATCGAGCGTGCCGGCCAGGACCTGCGCGATGAGGTGGGTATTACCGATCCATTCAAATTACATCCCAAAGAGGCCCAGCAATTTCTGCGGCAGCGCGAGAACAAATTAAAGAACGTGCCGCAGGAAATCTTCGAGCGCATCCGCGACCGCATCGACAACTCATTAGAGAGGGGCGACACGATGGAGGAAATCGCGGACGGCGTGCGCGAAGAATTCAACGGCATCGGGCGATACCGCTCGATGGTCATCGCGCGCACCGAGACCACCGCGGCTTACGGTTGGGGCCGGCAGCAATCCATGACCACCGCCGGCGTCGGTCGCAAGCGCTGGCTCTCGAGTCATGGGCCCAACGTCCGCCAGGCACATGCCGCCGCCGAGCGCGCCTACGCCAGTCATCCTATCCCGGTGAGCGAGCCGTTCATCGTCGGCGGCGAACGGCTCATGCATCCCGGCGATCCAGCCGGATCACCGGGCAACGTCATCAATTGCCAATGCGTATCCATAGCCGTCCCATGAGACAGAGCATGCTGAAATTGCGATCTGAGCGCGTTTCTCAGTCGCGCCGGTATCCTGATACTCCCCGAGCGCGAAAGCCGAAATGCAATGGGAAAGCGCCGTTTTGCAATGGGGTCCTGAAGCAGAGCAGACCGGAGGAAAGCCGATGAAAGGTCTAAAGCGTACCATACATCCTGACATCCGTGTGATCGATCAACGCCGCGGCATCGTCGAGTATGTGGCCAGCGACGAATCGATCGACTCCTACCGCGAGGTGATCCGAGCGCGCGGCTGGCGGTTCGGCCGGTTCTCCCGCAATGCGCCGTTCGTGGACTCGCACGAATACGACTCGATAGATCGCCAGCTCGGTCGCGTGATCGATTACCGCGTGCAGGGCGACAAGCTGATCGAGACGGTGCAATGGGCCATCGACGTGCCCGAGAACAATCTGGCCCGGCTCGGATGGCGCATGACCGTGGCCGGGTATCTCCGCGCCGTGTCCGTCGGCTTCATCCCGATCAAGACCATCCGCCAGGGTGACCCGGAATATAACAATCAGCTCCTCGAGCTGGGCAATCCCGAGCCGCCGCCGCGTCGCATCTTCGTCGAGCAAGAGCAAGTCGAGCTGAGCGCCGTGCTGATCGGAGCTAACCCGAATGCGGTGGCGCGCGCTTTCAGAGCTGAGGTCATCGACGAAGACGATATAACCGCCTGGTATAATGCGCTCGGTGAGACTTCTTATCTGGCCGGGCCACGTATAATTTCATCGCCACTCGAGAACCCCGCTGCCTCGGCTGACACACCTGACGGTGCCGAGTCCGCAGCTAAGCGTCAGGCTCGGGAGCGATTCCTGACAGTGCTCAGAAATATAACGAAAGGGTAATTATGCCTGAAGTAACACCGTTGTCCGAACCTGAATTCCAGCAGCGGATCATCACCAGCCTGGAAGATCAGAACAAAAAGATCGTCAGCCTCCGCACCGAGACGGAGGAGAAACTCAAGCGCCTCGACCAGATCGAGGAAGTCAAGTCCATCGTGGACAAGACCAGTGAACACATCGATGAGCTAACCAAGAAGGTCATCGACATCCGCAAGCGCGGCTTGCTCGAGCATCGCGCGCCACCGCGCCCTGGGCGCGTCAGTGAACAATGCGCCCGGCACCTGGGCGCCATCGGGCTGCTCGCCGCGCTGCGGCGCAATGAGGCGGCGAACGGCGACCGTATCGGTGGCATCGTGCGCGACATCCTGGGCATCGAGTCTCGCGCGGCGCTGACCACGACCGATATCCCACTGCCGACCGAGTACGCCAGCGAGGTGGTCGAGCTGGTCAGCCAATATGGCTCGGCCCGACAGTATGGGACCGTCTATCCGCTCGGCGCGGGTAGCGTCAAGCTGCCGCGCCTCAAGACGAGTCCGGCCTTCGGCCTGATCGCGATGAGCGGCAGCGTGCCCGAGAAATCTCCGCAGATCGAGTTCGTGACATTCAGCGCCTCGAAGTGGGGTGGTCTCGTTCGGTTGCCCAGCGAGATCGATGAGGACAGCATTGTGCCGATGGGTCAGTTCATCGCGCGTTACAGCGCGCGAGAGATCGCCAAGATCGAGGACACCGTATTCTGGACTGCGGACGGCACGGCCACCTATGATTTGCTCGAGGGGCTGACCAAAGCGGTGGACACCGCGAGCAAGGTCACCACTATGGGGGCCGGAAAGACGGCGTTCAGCGATTCGACGTTGACGAACTGGCGCGCCCTGCGCACCAATGTGGATACACCGGCTCTGACGCGCGGGGCTTATTATTGCCACCCCAGCTTCGAGCAACATCTGGCGGGATTCAACACGTCTGGCAACAAGCCGTATGTCGCTAACGGCGTGAACGGCGCGACGCTCGACGGGTTCCCGATTCGCTGGGTCGATGTGCTGCCGGCTTATAGCACGGCAGCCAGCACGAGCACCGTGTTCGCCCTGTTCGGCGATCCGAGCTTCATGTATCTCGGCGTGCGCGGTGGCATCCGTTTCGATAGCTCCGTGGATGCCGGATTCGCGACCGACGAAATCCTGATCCGCGCGCTCGAGCGCTTCACCATCGGTTACATGGCGACCGGCGCCGTGGGTGGATTGAAGACCGCGGCCGTCTAAGCCTGGACGCATGATTATGTGGCACCCCAGTGGGGATAAGACCACTCGCCCCGCGGGCGTGGCGCCCATTCCGCGCCCGCGGGTTTTCCAAATTTCTCACAGTGAGAAATTTCTCACAGTGAGAAATTTGAGCTGGATGGATCGAAGCCTATGGATCTTGGACTCGGCAATCTAATCACGCTCAAGAAGCACCTGCTACCCAGCAGCCTGCGGTCGCAGACCACATACGATGACGTGATTGCGGCCCTGGGCAAGGGCGTTGCAAAGTGGTTTGACCGCCATTGCAATCGTCTCTTTTCCTACGCCGCGGGCGATACCTGCGAGTTCCGCGCCTGGCACTTCGAGTTCTTCCTTCCCCGCTTCCCGGTCGTTCAGATCAGCTCTGTAGACGTGAAAGAGAATGAGACGGACGGTTGGGTGAGCAAGACCGTGAGCGATGTGATCCTGCAGAGTGGGTATGCCACCGGATGGATTTACATGGGCACCAGCATCGGGGTCTATACTTCCCTGGTCCGGATCACTTACGACGGCGGCTATTGGTACGACACCACGGAGGATGGAACGGGTACCCAACCCTCCGGCAGCACGGCGCTGCCGGATGATCTGCAGCAAGCCTGGCTGATGCAATGCCAGCACGCATGGAGTAAGATGGACCGCTTGGGTAAGACCGTGCAGAATGATCCCGCGGCTTATGGCGCGGCGGCGCTGGCCGGCATTGACATGCTGCCTGCGGTCGATAAAATCCTATCTCATTACATCCGGTACGCGATGCTGTAAGTATGCCTCCCATCGTCTCCATACGATTGCGCCCGCCGCTGAGGCCGATGCCATCGGCTCAAGGGCGCAAGCATCTCATGCGGGCCGTGGCCGGCGCCATCGACCGGCAGAACGAATATACCGTGGGGCACATCATCGCGCGTTATCTCAGCTTCCCGCGCACCAGCCCACCCACCATGCGTGGCCTGCGCGTCATCACCGGACGTCTGCGCGCCAGCATCCGGCGCAAGCCGGCGCGCATCATCCGCTCGGGGGTGCGATCCGCCATCGGCACAAATGTGCGCTACGCGGCCATCCACGAATTCGGCGGCGTCATCCCGCCGCACGTAATTACTCCGCGCCGCGGCAAGGCCCTCGCCTTCACCTTCCGCGGTCGCCAGGTCTTTGCTCGCCGCGTGCGCCATCCGGGCGCCACTATCCCTGCCCGTGCTCCCATCCAGCATGGCATCTTAGATCGCCTGCAGGATTACGAGCAGGATATCGGACGCAGCATGAGCCGCGCGGCCGTCGAAGTCATGGGCTGGCGACGTGGCAGCCAACCTCCGCAAAGCTGATCATGAGCATCCTCGAGCAAGTGCAGCAAGAGATCTATCAGCGATTACTCGGTGAGGATTATCTCAGCGCGGTGCCGATCTTCCTGGCGCGCAAGAAGCACATGGATTCCGAGGTCGAGCAAGCGCTCAACGTGGTCGGCGCCACCGCGCCGCGCAAACCAGGCGCCTGCGTGCTTGTGCTCATGCCGTCCGTCGATGTCCCGCATCCCGGTGTGCCGGGCCCGCCCATCAGCGCGCTCTTTACCTGTCGCGTGCTCGAGCAGCCTGAGATCAATCTGACATCCGACGGCACTAATCTGAGCGCGGAGGATATAAGCTTGTTCCTCGTGCGCTCACTCGCGGGCTGGCAACTGCATGGCATATCGAATGGGCTCGTGCCCGGTGACGGCGGCCGCAACGTGATCATCCCTGTCACCGAAGTGGTGCAGGGGATCGGCTATGATGTGCACATGAGCGTCGAGATGTGCCAGGTGGTGACCGAGCGCGTGGCCGCGCCGCGCATCGAAGTCGGCGGACAGTTCGTCATCATCACCAGCCGCACCACGGACGCCACCATCTATTACACAACGGATGGCTCGTTTCCTGGGCCTGGGAATGTGGCTGCTCAGACTTACACCGGGCCCATCAGCTTCACCCCTGGAACCACTTACCGCGCCGGCGCCGTCAAGAGCGGCATGACCGGCTCGGATATAACCATACTGGAGACATGACATGAGCGTTACACGATCCAATCTCATTGGCGGTCCTTGTGTGGCGGTGTATAACGCCGCTTCCTTCTACGCCGCCGGCGATACCACTCTCACCATCGAGGCCACCACTCAGGATGAGCGCGCCGATATGTATGGCGTGGTCGATGAGTCCGTGCTCGATGCCATTGCGCGCCTCAGCCTCACGCCCTTCGCGCTCTGGGCTAACATGAGCACTCTCTATCCGACCGCCTTTACCAATCCGACCATCGGCAGTCGTTTGTTCGGTGACACCGACAAGGCCCTGCAAATCTGGTCGAGTAATGGCGACCTCTATACGGTGCACAACGCGGCCATCACGCGACCGCCGCCGCTCCAGCTCGGGCCCACTGCGGACCTGTTTGGCGCGGCGGAATTCACCGGACTCGTCAAGGATGGCGCGGACATGGAAGATGCGGATTCGCTATATTCCATCGCCACCGGCCAGGCATCGCCAGCTTCCTCGTTCGCCAAGACTAACTTCAGCCGACAGACTTACAGCGCTGCCTGGGGTACCGTGGCAGGCTTCACCAGTTTCCAGGCCGAAGACAATTGGACGATCACATGCGAGCCCACGTTGCAGCCGCTACAGATACAGGGTCGCACCGTCGATTACCTCATCACCGCAGTGCGCTGGATGGCGTCATGCAAGCCGGTCGGCCCGACGGGCGCGCAGATCGAGGCTGCCCACAAGATGCAAGGCATTGGTAATCCGCAGGGGCATCTGCTCGGCGCCAATGGCAGCGATCTAACCATCACCGGCAGCGACGGAAAGAACATCGTGATCAACAACGCGGTACTCAAGACAACCGGCTATCGCTTCGGCTCGACCGTGCTGCGCAACGGCGAACTGGGCTGGGTGACTGCGGTCGAATTCGTGACGGGCAGCCCGCAAGCGCTCGTGACGATCACATGATCTTGGATGCGGATAACCATACGCAACACGGATGGAGATGAGCACGTGCTCGGCGACGATGCGCAGGGTTGGTATATCGAGGATTGGCTCCCCGGCGCCACCGCGCAGGTGCAGACCGTCCAGCCGTTGCGTGGCGCCGCGGTCACCAAGATACCGCGCGGAAACATTGAGACGGATTTCTCTTTCGCCGTTGCGCGCACACACGACAATCGCGAGGACGCGCTGTCCCATGTGCTCGAGACGCTGCGTGATCTGCCTGGGTTTTCGGGCACGGTCGAGATCACGCACAGCACCGGATATAATCGCGAGACAAGCCTCACAATCGATCCAGCCGTCATTCGCTCCTGCCGATGCCTCAGCCATCGCGGCGTCCATACCCTGATCCAATACACCATCGAGGGCGGCAAATTAGCTACCGATGATACAGCATGAGTAATTTCGCGCGCACCATCCTCCGAGCCAAAGTCTATCCATACCGCGTCGGCGAGCAGTGGAAGCTGGCCACGGGTCGCACGCCCATCTTATACCGCGGCGCCGGCGTTGATTTCTGGTTCAGTTTCTGGGAGTCCAGCAGCCAGCTCCTCAACGTGTCTAACGTCAGCGACGTGGCCCTGTTGGTGAAGGAGAAAAACGACACCACCTGGTATGTCCTAGGATCGACGACCGACATAGACCCGAGCCTGACCGAATCCGATTGGGATGCTGGGTCCAAGGCTCACGCTGTGCTCACCATCCTCGGCGCCGATCTGACGTTAGCTGCCGGCACTTACGATGCCACCATCCGCGCCCACACGACAGACGATCCGGTGGATGTCGATGTATTCGGCATCTCGACCATAGAGATCCGCGACGTGGGCGTCACCAGCACGCCCGCTTCGCCGCCGCCGGGCGAGACCGCGGCCACACTCGAGGATCTGCAAGCGATGATGAGCGGCTACCTGAAGACGCCGCTCAAGCCGGGACAGACCATCGCCTACGTCAGCCCGGATGGCCAATGGCGCCGTATCGTCGGCATTGACGACAACGGCCAACCCATTGATTACATCGAGTCCGTGTCATGATCCGATCTATCCTTACATCCATCCTCTTACTCGCCGCGTGTCTCGCCGGCGCCGCTGATTGGCGCATCGAGGTGACGCTCACATTCACCAACCTACCTGTCACGAGCAATACATTCACGCTCAACTCCGAATCTAAGGTATGGACCAACGACGTGCCGGCGAGCACGAATCATATACTGCTCACCAACACCATCGGCGGGTGCCTGACCAATTTCGTCCAGAACGTCGAGCAGCACCCGTTCTCGAACAATGTCGAGATCGCATACGCCAGCACCAACTCATGCATCCTATATGGCGCTGTGAATGCCTCGATGTCCGCGGCTCTAAGCGGGACCTGGGGCTACATGACTTACACGACCAATACCGTCTGGCGCAGCAGCGCCGTGCTCATGCCGCTGCCGACCAACTACGTCGCGTCCTTCGCTACGAATCAGATGGCCGCCCTCGCCAGCAATCTCACTTACTACAGCGACTACCCACTCCCGACCGGCTCGCTCCTGCTCTCTAATTATGCCACGCTCTACACGAGTCAGACGCTCGGCAACAAGCTGATGACCAATGCGGTGCTTGATTCGCCGACCATCACCAATGGCGTCAATTATGGGGCCGCATTCCGGTCGCCTGGGTCCGGCTCGGCATCGGAGCAGTTCGGCAGCAGCGCCAGCGCCACGGGAGATTCGTCTCTTGCTGTGGGCGTGTTGAGCAAGGCGCAGGGATACAGGTCCATCGCGCTCGGCGACGCGGCACTAGCTGTGAGCACCGATGACCTCGCCATCGGATACAGCTCAGGAGCCAGACAGGGAGCGGGCATCTGCATCGGCGTCAACGCGGATGTGGACGCCACTAACTCTATCGCTCTGGGCACAGAAGCCATCGTCGCCACAGGGCACACCAATAGCATCGTCATCGGCAACAACGTTACATCGACGGCGCCATGGCAAATCACGCTCGGCAATGCATCGCATACCGTCCTCATCCCAGGAGACTTAGACGTTACCTCCACATCGACGCTCGCCAGCGTGGACATCGCCGCCGGTGCAATTACAAACGTGGACCTAGCCGCAGACAATGCGACCGTGACCAACCTCATTGCTTACGGCGGTGCAATCACAAACGTGGACGTCGCCGCAGACAATGCGACCGTGACTAACCTCGTCGCTTACGGCGGTGCGCTCAGCAGCATGGGCGCGTCGAGCCTCACGCTCACCAACAGCACCAGCCGGATCGTGCATACCTTCGCCGACGCGCTGGCTGTCACGCCCTACGCTCTGACAACGCTCAGCGGAGGCAACAATGCGGCCGTGGCCATCGCGACCAATACACTCTGCGAGATTACATCCGGCCCCGGCGCCGCGTTCACCGTCTGCGGCATCGACTCCACGGGTGTGACCTCCGGTCAGATGGTGTGGCTGATCAATCTCACCGGATATAATATGACCATCGCTCACCAGTCGGGCGTGGACCCCACACCGGCTAATCGTATCATCACCATGACGGGCGCCGACCGCGCCACTACAGGCAACGGCATCGCCCAGCTCTATTACTCCGCATCTCAGTCACGATGGATACTTATCGCTCTCGATCCGTAATGCTTGCGGCCATCGCGCTGTGGCTCTGCACCGCGTCCGCACGCGGCGCGCATGTGCTGTTCGACCTGCGAGATTTCACAACCGACATTACTTCGGTCACGAATCGCTTGCTGAAGATCGAGCCGCTCAGCACGCCAAAGGCAGACACCGGCCGCGTCATCATATCCGAGCCAAAGTCTTACCTCATCCCCTCGAGCGCTCAAGTGACCGTGAGCAACATGGTGGCTGGCAGTTATCGATGCAGCGTCTTCGGCATCTATCAGACCACGCGATTCGACATCACTATCCCCGACACCAACGCCACGCTGAACGCGAGCGAATATCTGAGCACCACGATCAATGTCGATGCCGCCTATACTGCTTCCGCCGCGGACGCGCGCTTCGTCCGCCAGGCCGACCCTTATATCACCGTCACCGGGGCCGTCGGTTATGTGCTTACGCTCCTGAGCACCAATGGTCAGATGGGGTTGCGCGAAGCCCCAGGCGCGAGCGGCGGCGAAGCCAACACCATCAGTTCGCTCGGCGTCAGCAACGCAACGGTCAAGCCGATTGCCGCCGGGAAGAGCGGCGTTGACCTCCAGACCTATAGCCTCGAGGCTGGAGCTAATATGAGTCTCAGTATGACCGACACAAGCATCGTGCTGGATGCCAGCAGCAGCGGCGGCAAGACATATAATTTCGATGGCACGCAGTTCGGTGCGGTGAACGAGACGAATATAACTCTACTCAGCGCAGCCTACATCACCAATGCTGCGCTCTACTCAGGCTATACGATGCGCGATGCCGAGGCCGTCACGCGCCGCGGCACCAACGTCATCTACGGCGGCCTGAGCAACGCGCTCGCCACGGCCCAGGCCGGCGATGTGATTACCGTGCTGCCGACAACGCTGTCTAATTTCTATGCCGAGCCATACGACGCGAGCGGCCCGACCAACACATCTTATATCATCGACGGCAAGACCAATGTCACCGTCATCGGCTACGGAGCCACGCTGCATGCCACTAATTTCGGCCACATTCTGACCGTGATGGACTGCTCTAATATCGTGGTCGAGGGCCTGACATTCATCGGCGACACCAACGGCATCAGCACTTCCAGCAGCATCGCGGCAGCCATTAATTTCCATAGGACCAACCAATATGTAGCGGTGCGCAATTGTCGCTTCCTCGAAATCCCGAATCAGGCTATATCCCATTGCTTCGGGCAGCGTGTGACCGAGCATTGGACTGTCGAGGGCTGTTACTTCCACGACATCGGCGACACGAATTGGCCGCCTCTGTCTCAGCCGGACGGATCATGCATCAGCGGCGCGCCACGCAAAGCCATCATCCGCGGCAACCGCGCCGATGGCCTCATCGCCGCTTATTTCCTCGAGCTCGACGCAGGCAACTTACCCACGAGCGAGGATATAATCGGTGGTGTGGTCGATGGTAACTACGTCGAAGGCCTGTATAATTTCGGCATCGTGCTCCAGGGCAAGAGTGGCAGCACTTACGGTCGCGTCACCATCCACGGCAATGTCTTGCGTGAGCATGAGACTATCGTGCGCGCCACCACGCATTATCTCATCCGTCTGCTCGACAGTCGCGATACCGTTATCAGCGGCAACGTGCTCGAGGCCGGCGCATCCTCGACCGCCGCGTTCCTTATATCGATGGAGCCGGACAGCTCGACGATCACGAATATAATTATCACAGGCAACACGTTATACGGCGGGCGCTACGGCATCCACGCGCCGAACAACGTCAGTGCTGGGCGTCATATCCGAGGCGTGGTGGTGAGTGGGAATACCTTTCGCGAGCAGCAACTTGCGCCGATCTGGGTGAGCGGCGAGGATTGGGTGATCGACCACAACGCATTCCTTGGCGGTGGTATCGGCGGCACTTACCCGGCCATCTTTATCGTCGCGGATTCGACCAGGAGCGCCACAAATATAATGATCGCTAACAACCTCTGCGACGATCTGAGACCGACCGCCACCCTCGATTATTTCGTCGGCCACGGCGGCAGCAGCGGCACGGCTTACGACATCACCCTGCTGCACAACGAGATCCGGCGGGTGGCTACCGCGCCATACGATGACCTCAGCTCGTTCTCGGGCCTGACCATCCTGGATCAGATCGGTGACGGCCTCAGCGTCGGCGCGACGAACGCCGCGCCAACCGGAGGTATAAGGAGCGCTGGAGGGCTGGCGTTGCCTGGCTATAATGCGACCGTTGATTACTCGTGGAAATGCACTAACGCCACGACCGGCGAGGGCGAGTGGCGCGTGGATAACATCGGCCAGCCCTCCAGCACCACGCTCACCAACCTCAGCAACACCGGCGCGCTGACAAACGCCAATGCCAACCAGTTCGACATATCTAATTATATCCTGACATTACTCGACGGCGCGAAGGCAACCAACCTGTACACCTACGGCACGGCCACCAACGTTGCGTTGCGCGTGCTCGGCGACGCAACTATCGACACTACCCTCACCGTCAACGACATCGCGACCGTCAACAGCCCAGCCTATGTCAACGACCAGCTCAATGTGACCGGCCCGCTCAACGCCGGCGGGCGCGTGACGGTGACAAATAATCTGACGTTGCTGCCGCATACACTGAGTTATACCGATGGGACTAATGTTCTTATCGACTGCGCGCTCGGCAATGAGTTTCGCCTGACCGTCACCAACACCGTCTGGCTGGCGAACCCGACCAATGCTGTCGATGGCCAGCGCATTACGGTGATGTTTATTCAGGACTCGACAGGTGGCTATACCAACGCCTTCGACGCGCGGTGGACTTTCGGCAGTGAGATTACATCAGCCGATATAAGCACCAACGCCAACAGCCGAAGTTATATGACGGCGATATATTATGGCAGCACCACCAACTGGGACATTGTTGGATTCACGACTGGGTACTGATATGAGACGCTGGATCATGATATCTTGCGCAGTGATCGCTTTGGCAGGTATCACCAAGGCTTGCGAATTGCTCATCACCGCAAAGGATTGGCCTGGTGATGTTAACTCTGCGGCCTATAAGCGCGGTAAGTACAGGGCCGGCATGGTCATCGCGATCAAACCCGACGGCGCGGTGTGGGGCAAGGCGGAGCGACCGCCTCGCTACGCGGTCATCAAGTTACCTGGCGTGCCGGTGAGCCGCGCTCAGAAATATTTCCTGCCGCACACCGTCACGGACACCAATGCGCCCGATGGTATAAGGATGGTCGGCCTCAAGCTCTGGCGCTTTGAGATCGAGCGCATCCCGCTGGCTATACGACGCAAGCTGCGCCAGCAGGGCAGCATCACCATCGGGCCGAGCGGTGATATCAGATGGACACAGGTACGCGACTATCTCCGTAACATGAAGACTGGCGCGACCGAAACCAGCACTGCACCATGATGCGCACGATCCTGGCTATCATTATATCGTCCATCCTGCTTCCGTTACATGCGGCCACGGAATTTATATGCACGCTCAAGGAAGACGGCAGCGGTGATTATACGGTGCTCAACACGTTCGCCGCTGAAGCCTGGAACCTGGCCACGAACAGGACGATGGTTTTCAGCGGAACATTAACGGGCAGCATCGCAGATGACGCTCCTGTCACGCTCTATGAGTACGGCAGCCCGACGGTGGTTACGGCCCAGGTGTATCACGTTAATGCCGCGGGCAACCAGATACTGCTCAAGGATGTCAGCGATACGAACTATAGTTTCACAGCATCCATAGACAGGTGGCAATATAGTAGTAGCCAGTATTTCACCATCTCAGACTCAGGTGACACCGCGATTGCGGTCTGCGAAGCCCAAGGCACATGGACTAGCGCAGACAGTACGGCGGTAACAGTTGTTAGCGGATGGGGCACCAGCGCGGACAACAAGATCATTATACGCGCCGTCGGCTCGGCGCGGCACACCGGGAAATGGACGACGACGGCGTATAGATGCCAGCCAGCGGCATATGACCCTACCAAGATATACCCTGACAACGTAGATGTCGTAGGCATACAGATCGCCGAAACCGTAGATAACCAATACTCCGAGGCCATCTATATCATCTATTCAGGAAATGCTGCTCAAACCATAGTGATCGAATCCTGCATAATAACATATGCTGGCTCAGGGCAATGCTCACACGGAATAATGCCTGGTTGGTCTGCCAACTCTGGTGGTACTGTGATTGTGCACAATTGCATCATCTACGGGAGACATAATACAGGTCAGGCCGCCGCGGGAATATATG